TATTAGGTCGTGTACCATGTCGAGTGGTTGGCACAATAGCTTGTGGTGATCTGCTAGTAGCAAGCAATTTACACGGTATAGCAACTGTGTTAGACCCAGATTGTTGGGTACCTGGATGTGTTATTGGCAAAGCACTGGAAAAATATGACAGTGATGAGCCAGGCACAATTGAAATTATGATTGGAAGATATTAAAATGTTAGCAAAACAACGTACTGATTACGACGGCGAATTCATTCTTACAAAAATGACGTTTCGTGGCGGTCTAAAAGAACAAACACGTGAGTGGGTCGCAAACCCCATCAGCAACCAACATATAAGTGGCCGTGCCGCAGTTTTTGGTAAAGACACAGACAAAACCTTGTTTGATTACAGAATTTTGCAAAATCACATGGGCGGCCTACTAGGATCTAAACGACTACAATTGTATGGTACCGAGGATAGCTGGCGAGAAATGAAGCTAGACTTTTATGTCAATACTGTGCGGTCAGAGATTGAAGAAATAAAAACCACTGATTATTGGAAGGACAATGTTGTATACTCTACCACTGGTATTTGTCTTGATTATCCTGGTGCGTTTTATACAGTACCGTACTATCCCACAGTTGATAATCATGCTTTGGCAACATATTTGCCAGCATTTGATGGCCACGAGGAAATATTTTTATTCGGTTACAACAATGATTCTATGCTTGATTCTGGCAACAGTGAAACAGAAGTTAATCAAGTGTTTAGAACTTACACAAATGTAAAGTTTTGGTTGGTTGGAATAAAAAATAATATGCCGACTAGTTGGCGCAATAACCGAAATGTTGCACACATGGACTACAGAGATTTTATTAGTTATTGTGATGTGTAAACTAAATTTCGTATGACATTGATTTTTTCTTGAACAACATCAAAGTTTACAGTATTCCATAATCCTGGGTGCATTGGTTTAGGCCATGCACCCATTTCAATCCAGGCATACCCAAGATGTTCGTAGTTTAGTATTGGTTGGAATTCATTGGTTATACAACAAAAAAATGTGTGGTATGCAAACGTGTTGTCTGAGCTAGTAAATTTTTCTAACGGCACCAGGTTAACATATTTAGGCATAAAGCCAAGTTCTTCCTGACACTCCCGCTCCATACATCCTAATAAGGTTTCTCCTGATTCTTGTTTACCACCAGGTAGCCCCCATGTCATAGGATGTTTATTATCTCTACGCATTAGATAAAGATATCTTTGAGTGTCTAAGCTAAAAAACCAGACTCCAACTGCATTTACAATACTATGCTCCATTCGCCACCAGGGTAAAGTCCTTCGTAACTTTTAACCCAACTGCTACCAGTCCACCGGTATTGGAGACTAGTGGTCAAGTTAGTTACAAACTGTGTATCATTATAATGCATTCCAGCTTCAAATGCAACCTGCCAACCAGACTCAGTGTACTCAATAATGTCATTGGCAACTGCAACACAGTTGGTCCAGGCCTCAGCATTGCCCATGTCTTCTAAAATTAAATAACGTTGACCCACAACTGCTGACGACAACCCAGCACCAGGGCCACTTATCAATGGATTGACCACGGCATCAATTGGCGCCAGTGTATTTTGTGGAACTGTGTCGGTGTCAACATCAAATAACAAGAAACGATCGTCGGTGGGATCATAACTGATATACCCTACAATTTCAGTGCTGTCCCACTCGTTGCTGAGTCTTACTTGACTGATACCCGGACGTAGTGTACCATACATCTGTAAAATTGCATGCCAGAATTCATTACTGGGTGGTGCTGTTTGCGGTTGGGTGTTATTATTGGAGGGGTTGATCACCGTTGCTTGCTTCAATGCCTGCAATTTATTACCAATCAACAAGGTCTGATATCCGTAGGGAGTAAACAATTGCCGTGTACCCAATAATAAATCACTGTTGGTTATGGCGTTCAATGCATCACCATTTGCATCATAAATTGATGTGACAATTTTTTCAACAACTCCCAATTTCTTGACCTTGGCTGGGCTTGAAATCCAAATTGGCAAAGTAAATCTCATGGTCATGATATCAATGGGATTTTCAGTGCTTTGTGGTATAGTTCTACTGCTCCATGTGGTGGATTCAAGTTCAACCACACTCAGACTGGTCCAATCAAGATAGTTGTCAGTGCTTTGTATCTCTAGTGCAGGATTGAACAATGTGGCAATCTGTTCGAACAACTGCATTTTTTGATTGGTGTTACTTGTCCAGATGTCCAAGTTAATGGTCATTTTGTATGGCACCGGCATCAATCGCTCAATGGTAAAAGCATTTCCTTGAGTTGTTTCGTAAGTTTCTGTTTCGCTGTCGTAGGTTCTTTGCCTAACTTGTGTGTTGCTGACAAAGTAAGGTTCCTGCATTCTTGGACGATCATAATCCATACCAGCAATATAAAAAGTCATGATGGGAGTTGACGGTAGTGCACTTGATGAGTTTTCTTGCATCACTGTGCTGACCTGCCGTGTAGAATCTCCGTAGCGCACTGGCACTCGCAACAAGGTGGGAGCACCGTTAGCATCACGCCCGTACTCTACTGAAAAGTTGCTGAATACTCGTGTAAACTGTAATAGGAAACGGCGTATTTGATCGTCGTAGAAGAATTGTTGCATTTATTAGCGTCCTGGAGGTCTAGGGTTAGGTGGTAAATTCCCACCATCATCGCCGTTGTCAGCACGTGGTTTGAGCAAGTCTGATAAACTCTGACGACTTGGAATGTTGCCCAAGTCCGTGGTAGGCACAGTGTATGTATTGTTGACAAACGAACTGCGCAGAGTTTTGTTAGCAGGACCATTGGTCAAATCAGTGCGCACACTGTCTTCAATTTTCATCCAAGCACCTCCATTAAATCTAAACAATCGATTTGGATAATAATCCAATCGTAATGCATAGTCACCTTCTCGTGGATTATTTGGGAACGCAACACCAGGAGTAACCGGCAATCCGTTGGGCGCAATTCCATCCCCGGTCAAGTACCCCATGGTATAACCATTTGCAATAGGTGTCTGTGCGGCATCTGATGACAAAGGGTTGGTGCCGTCTGCTGTTTGGTCGGTGCTATCGACACTGACACTACTTGAATCAGCGGGCGTGCCATCTGGATTGGTAGGGAAAATATAAAATTTTACAGTGTCGTAACCACTCAGCGGGACTTCAATTTCACTTTGCAATAAAATAGCATCATTGATCTCGTAATCTTTGGGTCTTGTACTACTGCGATCTTCTTCAGTAGGGGGATCAATTGGAGTCCAATAATTGGTATCATTAATGTCGGTACCTGGCGGTACACTGGCAACTGCCTGATAGTATTGATCGCCATCATTGACTATGCTACCTGGAGGATAAAAGTTGCCGTTGTCCCAAATGTTTTCAGTGGTAAATGGCTTGTTCACAATCTCTTGATACTCTTGTGCATTCACCATCGGTGTGGCCTTGACTCGCCACAAGTGCGGCAACCAAGTTTGGCTGAAGCCTTCGCTGGCAAAGGCAGCGTCTTGGATTACATAGTACCTGGGCAATGCTCTTGGTATTGCGGCGTTAAGTGGGTTTTGATCACGCAAGTTGGGAATTTCCATTACGTCACCGCTCATGAGCTTACGGCCAATGGTGTCAAGCATATTGTTGTAGTGGAAGGTAATAAACAATGTGTCGTTGTTTAAGAATAATCCAAATTGGCTTAGGTCAAAATCTATATCTTGTGTGCGATAAACACCGCGCATTTGATAAACATCTGGATCGTAGGCTCTATCTCGATTTTCTAACAACAGTAAATCTTGGATAAACAACGGATTCACCGAGCTGTAAACGGGTTGGGTTGCATCGTAATTACCACTTTCTACTGAATCTTCGCCCGCAGTTTTAGGACCTAGATATTTGTGGATATAGATGTCAACACCACCAACGGTGTACATTTCGGCTATAGTTCTATCAAAAAACTTATAGTCATTGGTTCTATTAGGGCGGTAAAGGCTTAGGCGTGGCATAACATATATTTATGGACAGGTTGA